TGTTGTTGGTGTCGATTTTCTCGCGCGAGACACTCTCAAAATCCGTGCAAAGGTGAACCGGGATACTTTGCACCGATGCAAAAGGAGAGCCCATGCCGCACACTCGAAGCACTCCAACCGAGCGCCGGGCGCTGGTCGCCGAGCTCATCGCGTCGGGCCGATGGAACGAGCACGAGGTCCAGAAGCTGGCCGACCGCCTGGGCTGCTCGCGCAGGACGCTCTTCAACGACCGCGCCAAGATCACCGAGCGCCGCCCGCGTCAGCCCGACGCGCCCGTCGTCCAGCTGGCCCCGCCCCCTCGTCCCGCGGTCGCCTCGATTGACCTGAGCTCGGCGTCGCTGCTCGACGTCTACGGCTGGCTGCTCCAACGGCTCGCCGGTGAGCTCGAAGCCGGCGACATGAGAGACACCGCCCGCGTGGCTGCGTACCGCGAGATCCGCTCGGTCGCCGTCGACCTCCACGACCTGCGCAACGCCGAGCGGCCCGACGAGGTCTCCACCAGCGCCGAGGAGCTGGAGGCTCGCATGACCGCGCTGGTCTCGCGCCTGCCGGCCAGCCTGCGCCGGTCCATCGGGTGAACCTGGCCGAGGCATCGCGGACCCTCGCCGAGCTGGAAGCCCTGGCCGCCCAGGTCGAGGCCGACCCGTCCGCGTGGATGGCCTGGCTGCCGGGACAGCACGCCTTCCTCTCGAACCCCTCGCGGGTGAAGCTGTTCCGCGCTGGGAACCAGTCGCTGGGGAAGACGACCGCCGGCCTCTCGGAGGTCCACTTTCGCTGCCTCGGGGCTCACCCGTTCCAGGAGGTCGCCGAGCCCCCGATCGAGGCGTGGATTCTGTGCGCGTCTTGGTCGCAGTCCCTGGCCATCCAAGGGAAGTTCCACGCGATCGCCCAGGCCCACCTCGTCGAGGACACCCGCTTCTGCTCGGTCAACGGCTACCACGCCAACCGACCGACGGCGCGGTACAAGAACGGCTCCATCGTCCGCTTCAAGACGACGCAGCAGTCGGGCCTGGACCTCGCCGGCGCCACCATCGACGTCGCGCTCTTCGACGAGCCCCCCGCGTCCCCTCGCATCTTCGAGGAGGTCCGCAAGAGGTTGATCCGCGGCAAGGGCGGGGGCTGCCTGCTGCTATGCCTGACCCCCATCAACGCGCCGACCGACTGGCTGCGGGAGCTCGTCGAGGCGGGCCAGATCGCGGACATCCACCGACCGCTGACTGCGGAAGAGCTGGTCCCCGTCGGCGAGTCCGAGCCCCTGCGCCTGCCCTCGGGGCAGCCCATGAACCAAGCCTGGATCGACGAGCTCAGGGCGAACACGCTCCCCTATGCCGTGCCCGTCGTCATTGACGGCGAGTGGGAGCAGCGGGTCGTCGGTCGCGTGTTTACCGCCTGGGATGAGACGACGATGGTCCGCGGCGATGCCCCCTACGGCGGGACGTGGAAGGTCTGCCTGGGCATCGATCACGGGTCGAAGGTCGGGAAGGAGGTCGCGCTGCTGGTGCTGGTCGACGACTCGGGGGACCATGACCGGATCTGGGTCGTCGACGAGTACGTCGGCGCGGAGAACGGCAGCGTCTCCGACGACGCCCGCGGCATCCTGGCGATGCTGTCCCGCAACAGCATCCAGTGGAAGCAGCTGGACCACGCACACGGGGACCGCCTCTACATGCGCGGCGCGGTGGACCGCAAGAGCAACATCGACCTGGTCCGCGAGATTGCCCGACTGGTCGGCGTGCCTCACCGCTCGCTGTCGCCGATGATCCGCACGGTCAAGCGAGGCAAGGGCCGAGGCCGAGGCTCCGTCAACGCCGGCTGCCGGTATCTCCATCAGGCGATGGTCCGGCCTGGTCACTTCTTCGTTCATCCTCGATGCGCTCGCCTGCTGGAGGCCCTGGACCGCTGGGATTACTCGGACTCGGACTTCAAGGACCCGATCGATGCGCTGCGTTATGCTTTGCAGCGTTACGTCTTCCGCACCAGCCGCGACGCCTACAAGCCCCAGCGGCTGCACCTGTACTGAGGTCCGCCGATGTTCCCGCGCAACCCGACCAACCCCAGCCCCCCGATGCCCTCCGACCCGTATGAGGTCAAGCGGTGGGAGGAGAGCGCCCGACGCCGTCGGCAGCTTGACGGGACCTGGCGCGAGGACCTGCGGGAGCGGCTGGCCAATCAGCTCGGGTCGGTCAGGGCGTCCGCCTGGGGGCCGATCTCGCTGGCGTTGAACCCCTTTGCCAGCATCATCCGAGAGCTGTCCGTCCTGTACGCGCACAGCCCCGAGGTCCTGCACGATGACGCCCCCGAGGCCGCGGTCGCGCTCGTCGCCGAGGAGGCGGGCCTCTGGCCCATGATGGCGCGGGTGCAGCAGTACGTCCTCGGCCAGCGCGAATGCTTCGTCCGCGTCGACGTGTCGCCGACGCTGAACTACCGGCCCGTCTACGTCGACCTCGTCCTGGCCCAGGCCCTGCCGGCGAACCCCTCAAAGCCGGTCATGATCCGCGAGTACCGGCTGCGGCTCGACCCGCACACGGGTGAGGAGATCTGGACCGTCGAGTGCCTGTCCATCGTCGGCGAGCCCTACTACCGCATCCACCGCGCGGACGGCGATGGCCTCGGCGAGGACCTCACCGTTCAGTACCTCGGGCAGACTTACGAGGGCGACGGCTACCCCTACCGCTACGCCGACGGGTCCCCGTTCCTCCCCTATGTGCTCTACCACGCGGAGCGCGTCGGGGACCGCCTCTTCGACCCGTACAGGCTCTCGGAGCTTGCCGAGGGCAGCCTGGACGCCGCGGTCCTCCACCAGATGCTGATGCACACCTTCCGACAGGCCAGCTGGCCTCAGCGGTGGGTGGCCAACCTGGAGCCCGCATCGCTCGACGTCACCGGCCAGCCCGGTCAGACCCGCCGGGAGATCGTGACCGACCCGGCGACCCTGCTCATCCTGCGGCAGGCTCGGGAGCTCGAAGACGCCGGTCAGCCGATGGTCGGCCAGTGGGACGCCGGGGCCGACGTCGAGAAGCTCGAAGAGACGCTGTCCAACATCGTCGCCAGGCTGGCCCAGGAGTCAGGCGTCCCCGCCTCGGACATTCAGCGACTCGGCGGGACCGCCCGCTCCGGTGTCGCCATCAGCCTGACCAACGAGGGGAAGCGGGCAGCGCAGCGGGCCTATCGGTCCTCCTTCCGGGTCGGTGACGAGGAACTGATGGGGAAGACCGCGGCCATGTTGAACCGGGCCCTGGGTCTCGACCTGCCCGAGAGCGGCTACCGCGTGATCTATAAGGAGGTCCCGCTGTCCCCCGAGGAGATCCGCAGCCGTCGGGAGGACGTCTTCGAGCTGTTGGACAAGGGGCTCATCAGCCGGGTCGGAGCCTACGCCCGATTGAACCCCGGCATCAGCCGCGTCCAGGCCGGGCGAGCCCTCGACGCCATCGAGGGACGCGCGGACGCCATCGACGAGATCCGCGCCGCTCGGGAGGAGCTCTTCGACCTGGTCGACCGCATCGACGACGCCCACGCCGCCCGCCTGCGCCTGATGGGCGCGAGCCTGGACCACGGTCTGCGCCTGCTCGACCAGCAGCTGGCCGAGGACGTCGCCGAGGGCGGGGGCTACTGATGCCCGTTCGGGCCGGCATCGACTCGACGGGGCCCTACTACCAGTGGGGCCAGCAGACCCGCTACTACTACCTCCGCGGGTCGGTGACCTCGAAGCGGACGGCCCGCCGACGTGCCGAGGCCCAGGGCCGGGCCATCGAGCGCCGCGAGGGCGGGGGCCGCGTCCAGGTCCCGCCGTCCCTGCGCGCGGAGCTCGGCGACGAGATCAGCCGGTCCCGCGTGAGGACCCTGGCGGCTTGGTTCCGCCGCCGGCCCGAGTCCGAGCACCATCGACGAGGGGGCCCCGCGGTCCAGCGCTGGGTCCAGCGTACCGCGGACGCCCTGCCCAACTATTAAGGAGAGCACCATGAGCACCGACGACACGACCCCGACCAGCCCGCCACCCGCCCAGGCAGCCCCCGCGACCGAGCAGCAGGTCAGCTATGACCGATTCAGCGCGGTGAACGAGGCCCGCCGCGAGGCCGAGGCACAGATCGCCGAGCTCCGGTCCCAGCTGGAGCAGGTCGTCCCCGTGCTCGGTCAGGTCGAGCAGCTGTCCCAAGCTCTTCAAGCGGAGAGGACGGAGCGCCAGACCGTCGAGGTCCTGGCCCAGCATGGGATCGGGGACGCCGAGCTCCGCGACCTCGTCCGCTGGTGTTACGACCGCCTGCCCGCCGAGGGCCGTCCCGCTTTCGGTGATGCTGTCGCCGCCTGGCGGGGAGACCCCGAGGCCGCCCCCGTCGCCTTGCGTCCTCACCTTCGAGCGCCCCAGCCCGCGGCCCCGCCGATGCCCAACAGCAACGCCGGCGCCCTGCGTCAGCCCGAAGCGAACGGGTCGCTCAACGTGGCGAACATGGACCTGGAGAGCTACCGCCAGCACCGCGAGGCGGTCTTGAAGATGCTCGGGAAGGGTTGACGCGTCCGCGTGGCCTGAGTAGGCTACCGCTCAACAGAGCCGACCGGGTCGCTCCCCGTTAAACGCGTACAGGCTCGAAGCATCAGAACGTCCCCCCCCTCATGCTTTGGAGCTGATTCTCATGGCGACTATTGCGTCCCCCTACGCCTTTTCGGCAATGGACGGAAACATCAAATTGGCAGCGGTCCTGTCTTTGGAAGTGAGCCTGCTGCTCGCCGACCGCGCCAGCCTCCGCGGCCACGAATCCATCGTGGACTACGGCAACATCGCCGGCAGCGGCTCGGAGACCATCCGCGTCCCCCTGCTCGGCCTCGACGGCT